CCGGTGATCTGCTTTATCAGATACCGCAGTCTTTGGATTTCGCCCTGCAAAGAAGTCGCCAGCGAAACCGAACCGCCAGGATACGGGTCTGCCGTTGCTTGCATCGCCGCTTCGTTCGCAGAGGCATCATCAATCCCGGCCGGATCAAGATTATTCAGGATATTGTCGAATTCGGCATTTAGATCGCCCGGGGTCAGGATTTCCTCAATCCATGTTTTGACCCGCGAAAACGTCGCGCCCATCTACCCCTCCCTTTTTTTATTCAGACTGCATCATTTTTAAATCAAGTAGCAACTGCGAAACGGAGAACGACTGATTAATGCCCGTATTGTAGAATTCCAGTTGCACCCGCCTCCCGACTACACCGACTGTAAACGGCGAATCAATAAGCTGTTCCCCTCCCAGCCTGTCAGTCCCCAGCAGCAACGCGCCAAGAATGGACCCGACGCCTCCCATGTGCGCAGTAGCCGAACCAGCATTAGCTCCATCCACCCACATATTTATTTGCAGGTTGTAATCACCGGAAGGCGTACAAATAATGCGGCCCTTATCGAAGAGCTTTGCGAAACGCGGATTATCCACTGACAGATACGGAAGGCGAAAGCCACCGTAATAACCAACTCCACCATCATTGCGATTTACGGTTTCCAACTCCCACACACGCCCGGCATAATCGCCGGTATAGATCACGGAAGTCCCGATAGACTTCTGCACCAACGCGGAACAGGATGCACGATACCCGCCCGCCGCCGTCTGCGAGTCATGGACGACCCAGGCTTCGGCGGGTGGACGGTCAATGAAGTACACAAGACAAACATCGTTATACGATACACCTTTCCGACAGCAGAACCATTTTACACACCGCAAAACCGGATCATAAGTGCCGTGGAATTTATCAATTTTCGACAGGTCCATGTACGTGCGGATATACCGGTCCATGAAGGCCGGACGCGCAACCGAGGCCATCTTGTAATCGCCGTACTCCTGCGCCTGAGAGACGGAATAAACATCCCCGGCTTCCGTGAACAAATGAACATCGACAGGCGTCTTTACGATTAATCGCGGGGACCCAACGCCATTCTCCCAAATCGCTTCTTCATATCCCCAATTAGACGTAGCAGCGTCCGTGTCATCGATTAGGAAGGTCTTCCACTTGCCGCATGCAAACAGGCGCCCACCCCATTCAAAGCCTCCCAGTGTCCCGTAACCGTCATTGATCGACAGAGGAATTTTCACCACGTTTGCATCCCCGAAATCTGTCCCGTCATTGTTCTTCGACGCATAACAGCTTCCGTCTGCGAACCCCAAAGCCCACAGCCGCCGCGAATTACCCTTGGAATGGTTCACCAACATCTTGGGGAAATTTGTCCCGGTCCAATCAGCCGGTATATCCGTCATATCCGTAGCTATTGCCCCGTCCGTCATGAAAGGCAGGTCAACCCCGTTGCAGACAAACAGAGCATTGTCCATCGTCTCGAACATCGGCACGCCCGTAGCCGCCAGCCCTGTTTTCAGTTCCGTTGTATAATCCGCATACACCTTGCCGTCATTGGCACCGACAATGATGTATTTCTCTCCGTCCCGCTTGATGAACTGATACAGCCCCGTGATTTCTGGCGTCCCTGTAATCGCGGTTTCATTAACCTTCGACGTTCCCCCGCGCTTCTCCCGCGCCCCATGATGCAGGTTGATGTTTCGCGTCATGACCATTGCTGTGGGCGGAATAAGATCAATGTTGCTGTTATAGTTGTGCCCGCCCCGGTCACAGGGAATGAGATAGACTTGTCCCGCGTAGGCCATCAGTCCTGAACCGTCCTTTGTAAGTACGAAATATCAGCCATGTAAAGGTCCCGCGCCTTGATGTCATTCATCATCCGGGCGAATAGCGCCATTTCCCGTTCATACCGGTTATCGTCTTCACCGAGTTTCCAGACGTAAACGCCCTGTTCCAGAACTCCCGCCCAACGTCGGATAATGGCGTTGTACAGGTCTGATGCGGTATCCAGCCGCCGCAGGTCCGCAAAGTATTCCAGCCGTACTCCGTAGACCTTATCCGGCACGTAAAAAAGTTCGATATAATCAGGGTACGGGAACCAGTACCGGGGCGCCCCCATCGCGTTGAACTGTTCCCGCACGAAGGCCAGGGAGGGAGCTTCTATCATGTCGTTTAACTGTGCCGCGATGATATATGAATCACCTGCCACCGGTGCCGTACTGAACGCCTCTGCCATTGTACAGACCTTTGTCGTGGCATCGTAGGACTGCACCTGTACGCCCTGGTTGACCCCGGTCCCGTCCGTGATAATGAGATATGCCCCTTCCACTGCCACTGCCCCTGCTTCTTCATCCGCCGCCAGGGCTACAGAAGATGCAGACGTAACGCCCGACAATTCACCAGAATGATTCCAATCCAACGCGGTCGCCAGAAAAAGCCTTTCACAATCGGAAGGCATTTCGATCTTTCCGACACCCGCCAGCGTGGACGTCCAGTAAACTTTACGTAGGGGATTCCAGGTATTCCCGATCTGCATCAAGTGCCGCTTTATGTGTTCCAGGCCGTAGTCAACGGCCCGCGTCACATCCGCCGTTGCCGGAGTTGCCCCATTGAGAAACCTTTTCAGGGCTTCCGTGCAAATGGTAGTCGCAGTCGGTTGCGTAGGAGCCGCCATTTATGCCGCCCTCCGGATTCTGTTCTGATAGAAATGTTCCATCGCTTCTAAAACCAGCCGGGGCTTGAGCTTCGCCATGCAGACCGGCGTTCTAATGTCCTTGTCCAGTACGCAAGACTTCATGCTATAGTGCATCTTGTGACACGGGGAACACTGAACGTCAGCACGGAGAGCAATACAGTTCTTCCAATACTTCGTAAGGTTCTCTTCCGAGGAATGAGACAGGAGAATTACTTTCGGAGTATCGAAGCACGCCGCCGCGTTCATGATTCCCGTTTCCGTACCGATTACCAAGTCAACGTATTTCGAGAGCAGCATGGACGTTCGCATTGACCACTGATCCGCCGCGCTGAAAGTTCGCGGATGTTCCCATTCAAGAAGCTTGCACAGCACGTCCCCAACTGTGATAATCTGCACGTCCTTGTGCCGTTGCAGGAAATGCCGGGCACAGAGTTCCGCCCACGGGTACACTTTATGCAGAGCCGATCCGGACAGTGACCACAGGATCACGAAGGCGTCCTTGTGCTTCTTCATCCGCTTCTTCAGAAACTTCCGTTCTCTCTCATCCTCAAACAGTTCCCCGTTCCGCCCCTTCACTTCCGGGTATCCGCCCACTTCAAGCGTATAGTCGATATAGTTCACGTTACAGGCCGCGTGCCGGTCCTTATGCGGAGCCGAATACAACGGGTCCCCCTGCACCTTGAGCAAGCGCCCCTCGATACTGCCCGACAGGTTAATGAAGCGGTCATACTGTTTTTCCAGCGCCGCCCAATGCTCCCCGAGTTTTTCGTTAGGGACGGAATCCGTCTTATGGAAGAGAATGTCATCCACATAGGGATTGTTCTTCAGCACGTCCGGACCGCGCTCCGATACGTTCGCGATAACCCGGTATCCGTCTTTCTTCAGTAGGCGATACAAGGGCGTGACCATGATCTGATCCCCCCATGCCCCATACCGCACTACCAGCGCCGTCTTACTCATTCTTCCGTGCCGCCACAGTGATAATGTCTTTCGGCCTTGCCGGGTCCCGTAAAATCCCTTCCGCGTAATTCGTTTCCAGCACTTCGTATCCGAGGGAGGAAATCAGCCCCTTGATAGATTCCGGATTGAAATAGTGCAGGTGTTCACCCGGACGGTAATGCTTCCAGTTCTTCAGGTCCGTCACTTCCTCCGTATTCGGCACGGACAGGAAAAGCCAATCAGGATTGATCTTCCTGATGACCTTCTGCGGGTCCGGAAGATGTTCGAGAACATCCCACATGGTAAGAATGCCTATCTTCTCTCCCGGCAGGTCCTTGTACCCGTAGTAAGGATTCACGTCATAGCCGAAGGTCCGGAAGCCATTCCCGGAAGCACGGTTAAAGGCGTTAGAGGCACAGCCGTAATCCAGGACGGTTTTCTCCCCGTTGCAATACTTCTCAATCAGGTCCCACCGCGACCGGTACAGTTCGCGCCCTATCTCCGAATTCCCGCGCTCCACATACCTCTTGCAATACTCCCGATTGTAGATAAACCGCTCATTATAGACTTCATCCACTACAGAGAGGATGTAATCCGGGTCGAAGTGATGGATACATTCCGGATAGGCGAGTTCTTCCCCGTCCGGGTCCGCCCCGACAATCCTCATGGCTTCGCAGTCAGTGAATTGATAAATGGACCGATGGCAGGGAGAGCACGGCCATGCAGACTGAATGGAATAGTCATTCTCCTGATACTTCGTCATCTGATATATGGAGGACGCCGTTCCTAATATGACCTTCGGCGTTCCCCACATTCCAGCGGCCACCATCAAACCAGTTTCCGGACCGATGGCAATATCCGCGTACTTCGGTATCAGCATCCCCTGCTTGACGGGAATCCGGTCTATGGGGATATGTCTGATCCGCTCATGCTTCCAGAGGTAATCTTTATAGCCAGCTTCCGCCGCAAGATAGACCACCGCAGCCGGGTACTCTTCCAGTATCCGCAGGGTAATGTCTTTCATGGCAGGTATGATCTTGTGGGAGCCTGTCCCCATCACAGGGACAAAGACGACGAAGTTCCCTTCGTTCTGTTTGCGGAATTCTTCTCCCCACTGGATTTCATGCGGGTGATAGTAGAGACAATCCAGTTTAGGCTTTTCAGGCGGAACAATCCCGCAGCGTTCAAAGACGGCAGCATAGAAAGACTTGCCGCCGAATATGCGTCTGCGCTCCGTAGCGTTGACGTGAAACTCAGGTTGATATTCCTCCGCGATACAGGCAGATTCCAGCGTGCGCCACAGGTTTATAACTCTGTCCGGCTTTAATTCCTCTTCCCGTTTCTTCCATCGCTCAAAGACCGCTTCGGCGTGTTTCTCCGGGGGAAGGTGTTCATAGACGAAGTAATCCTTTGACGCGAAGCGCGGATCGTCATGCAGGAGCATCCAGCCCTTTACGTTTGTATCCAGGTGAACATTGTACCTGTCAAACAGGTACGGCAGCACCGGGACGGTATAAATCCAGTCGCCGAAAGCGCGGTACGCAATCAGCAGGAGATTCGGTTTCATCCCCCC